GCGGCGGTAAGAGGTACTAATGATGACACCTAAGAAGAAGAAGTTAGCGGCTATGTATGGTGATCCCAATAAGATTACGAGGGGTGATGTGATTACGGCTGCTAAGAAAAATCAGGAAAAGAAAAAGAAGAAATCAATGATGGGTGCAGCATGAGTTTATATGAGAATATTAACCGTAGAAAGCGTTTAGGTATATCGAGAAGTAAGAAGAAGTCTACGATTACTGATAAGGCTTATAAGAATATGCAAGCTGGTTTTCCGGATAGCGAGAAGAATAAGAAGAAGCGCAAGTCTATGATGAGTGGGTAATGGATGCTATTACACGTCATCATTATACGAATATTGCAAATGGTATGAGTGTTGAGAACGCTGATGGTTCTTTATCTACAGTAAGAAACATTACAATTGAGCGTGATGGCCTGCATTATGTTTTACCTACAATATGGGATGGTCGTGAAGTTGATACACAAACAGCTATACGTAATTCTACAAATATAAATATTGAATGGCCTGTGTTTAATTCTGAAGAAGAAGCCAATGCCTGGTATGAAAAAACAAAAAAAACATGGGAGCCTATTGGCAATAATCCAGTAGCAGCAAGAAAAATATTAGATGAAGTTGATCGTAGAAGCTTAATAAGTATGTTTGAATAATGCAAATAAAAATACCCTATCATCCAAGGCCGTTGCAAAAAGAGCTGCATCATAAGCTACAGAATAAGAGATGGGGCGTAATTGTTTGTCACCGTAGGTTTGGTAAGACGGTTATGGCTATTAATCATTTATTGAGGGATGCTATATTAACCGATAAGCCGAACCCCAGGTTTGCCTATATTGCCCCTACCTATCGACAGGCCAAAGCGGTAGCGTGGGATTATTTAAAACAATTTTCTTCTGCGATACCAATGGTACGCTTTAACGAAACAGAATTGCGGTGTGATTTACCTAATGGCGCAAGAATACAGTTGTTAGGTGCGGAAACGCCGGATAGCTTACGTGGTATTTATCTAGATGGTTGTGTGCATGATGAATATGCCATGATGCCAAGTAGTTTATTTCCTGAGATTATCAGGCCGGCATTATCGGACCGAAAGGGATATGCTGTGTTTATGGGTACGCCGCAGGGCATGAATAGTTTTTATGAGTTATACGAAGCTGCTAAAGCATCTAATGATTGGCTGACAGCGGTTTATAAAGCATCTGAAACAGGTATTTTGGATGATGAAGAGCTTGAGAGTGCCAAGCGGTCAATGTCTGAAGATCAGTATAATCAGGAATACGAATGTTCTTGGGTGGCTAATGTGCCTGGTGCGATTTATGCCAAGGAGATAGAAAAGGCTAGTACGGCTAATCGTATAACCCATGTACCGTATGATGAGGGGTACAAGGTTGATACGTGGTGGGATCTAGGCGTAAATGATAGTACGTGTATATGGTTTACGCAAACGGTGGGTCGAGCTATACACGTTATTGATTATTTTGAGAATAGGGGCGAGGGATTACCGTATTATGTTAAAGTGCTGCAAGAACGAGGATATTTATATGGAACCCACAACGCACCGCACGATATTGAAGTCAGAGAACTGGGGTCTGGTAAGTCCAGAAGGGAAACGGCCTATGACTTGGGCATTGCTTTCAGAGTGGTGTCTAAACTGCCCTTGGAAGATGGAATACACGCTGCCAAAATGATTATTGGCAAGTGCTGGTTTGACCGTGATTTATGTCAGGTTGGATTAGAAGCGTTACGTCATTATCACAGGGCGTATAATGACCGGATGAAAGTATTTAGGTCCACGCCGGTACATAACTGGGCATCGCATGGAGCAGATGCCTTTAGAACTTTTGCTGTAGGTCATAGGACCAGTAATTATCATATTAGACCGCCACAGCGACAGGCAGAAATGACATATAATCCATTTGAAGCGAGGATGTAATGGCCAAAAGTTTTTTTGAAAGATTATTTAGTGGTCCGGCAAGTTATAGTGACAATAGAACTGCTGCACAAAAGGAAGCTGATGATGCTTATACAAAAGAATTAGCTAGAGCAACAAAAGATGATCCTAATCGGAATGTAACAGGATATGCAAATGTTTTTGATGTTTTAACAGGAAAAACTAATGAGCAAGCTGGTTTTGATATAAAATTACGTGATGCTTATAACGCAAAACAGGAAGCTGATCGATTGGCTAGAAATATGATGGCTGATGGTACGCAAAAAGATGATGACAAACCTACAACAGCATCTACGCCAATAGTGACAGAAACAGAAGAAGAAGAAGAAGATCCTGACACAACAAATACAGAAACAACAGAAGTAACAACGACTACGCCAGCGGTACAAAGTGTATTGCAAGATGCTGAAAAAGGTCCAAAAAGTGGTACAATTGCTACGTCTGCGCAAGGCATTGATAAAGATGATACAACTGGATTACGGCCTAAGAGAGGGCTTAGAGCAAAACAAAGGCTTGGTATGCTTGCATCTTATCAGCCTAGTAATACACAATCGTTATTGGCTAGTGCGTAATGGCTTATGGTAAAAAAAAGAATATGGCTGGTATGATGGGTGCAATGTCTGCACAGCCATTACAAAATATGCGTTTTTCCATGAATGTAGATCCGATGGAAAGAATGATGCAAAAGCAAGCCGGTCGTACACAGGGCCGTAGTATGGCCGGTGTTAAGAAAAAAAAGCAATCGATGTTAGGAATGTCCTGATGAAAGTTAATTTTGCTATGCTTCACTGGGATCAGATCAATGGTGAGGGATACATAAAATTTAATGAGCAATGGGATGAATTGGATTGGTTGACAAAAGCGGATGCGATTGTTGATTGGAAACATTCATTAGATACACAATATACAAAAGCTCTAAATTCTACAAAAACAACAAAGGATTATCATGGCCATAGCAAATAAGACGGTTGTTGCGTTAGATAGACGTTATCAAAAACTGCATTCGCAGCGTAGTCAATGGGAAAAGCATTGGCAGGAACTTGCGGATTATATGCTTCCTAGAAAAGCAGATATTACAAAAAAGCGTACACAAGGCGACAAAAGAACAGAATTAATTTTTGATAGCACGGCTATTCATGCGGTAGAATTGTTAGCATCTAGTTTGCATGGTATGTTGACAAGTCCATCTAGTCCTTGGTTTTCCATGCGATATAGGGATTTACAACTAGCGCAGAATGATGCGGCCAATGAATGGCTGGAAGGTTGTGTGGAATTAATTAATAAAGAATTTCAACGGTCAAACTTTCAACAGGAAATACATGAATTGTATTATGATCTAGTTGTTTTTGGCACTGGTTGTTTATTTGTTGATTTTGATGATGAGGGATTACGGTTTTCCACAAGGCATATAGCTGAAATTCTTATTAGTGAGGATATGAATGACCGTGTGGATACGGTGTATCGAAAGTTTCAGTTAAACGCTAGACAGCTTGCCCAGCGTTTTGGTGAAGAAAATCTACCGGATAAAGTTAAAAAAGACCTAGATAAAGATCCTTATCAGGACCATGATATTATTCATGTTGTATATCCAAGGGCAGATAATTTAGGGTCATCCCCTATTCGTAAGCCTGTAGGATCTATTTATTATCATGCAGAAAGTAAAGCGTTATTAGGCGAAGGTGGTTTTGACGAATTACCTTTTATGGTTCCAAGATTTAATAAAGACAGCGTGTCGATCTATGGACGGTCACCGGCTATGAGTTGTTTACCAGATGTTAAGATGGTTAATAAAATGTCTGAAGTAAGCATACGAGCTGCGCAAAAACAGATAGATCCACCCCTTATGGTTCCAGACGATGGTTTTCTTCTCCCTGTGCGTACCACACCTGGCGCATTGAATTTCTATCGTACTGGAACCAGGGATAGGCTTGAGCCTTTACAGGCTGGGGCAACAAACCCAATTGGTATTGCAATGGAAGAGCAAAGGCGCAATGCTATACGAGCAGCGTTTTATGTTGATCAGCTGCAATTGCAGACAGGTCCACAAATGACAGCGACAGAGGTATTACAAAGAAACGAAGAAAAAATGAGGTTGTTAGGACCGGTTATGGGTCGTTTGCAATCTGAATTACTACAACCATTAATACAAAGAAGTTTTAAATTAATGTTGCGTAAGGGTCGTCTGGATGTACCACCAGAAGAATTACAGGGCCAGGATATAGATATTGAATATGTATCTCCATTGGCTAAAGCGCAAAAGCTTACAGACTTACAATCTATGATGCGAGGTCTAGAGGTATTACTGCAATTAGGTCAATCTCTACCGGTCATGGATTACATTGATGATGATGGATTGGTAAAGTATCTTGTTGATGTTGCTGGTATGCCGGCCAAAGTTATCAAGAGTAATGAAGAAGTAGCGGCCTTACGTGAGCAACAGGCACAACAACAGGCACAACTTGCCCAGCAGCAACAGGAAATGATGAACGCAGAACAAGCGCAAAAAGCAGCTCCATTATTAAAAGTATTATCTGAAGCTGAACAAGCAGAAGCACCGCCAGCCGCATGAAGAAAATTAGTCAAATACGCACTGGTGATCTAAAAGATAACTATCGGCGAATATTTAATACAGATGATGGTAAGGTTATACTAGAGCATTTAAAGGTATGCTTTGGTTTTTACCAAACAACTTATGCTAAAGGTGATCCTTATGACACCGCCTTTTTTGAGGGGCAACGGTCTGTTGTGCTGAATATCATACGCATGATGCAGCCACAGGAAAAATTAGAACAACAGAAGGAAATATCTAATGAGTGAAGAGGTAATCCAAGAAACTGGATCTCAAACCGAAGCAGCACCGGTTACAGACGCTGCACCAGCATCATTTATTGATACATTACCAGAAGATTTACGTGGAGAACCAAGCCTACGTAATTTCACAGATACAGCTGGATTGGCAAAATCCTACGTTCATGCACAGAAAATGATTGGCGTAGATAAATTGCCATTACCTGGCAAATCAGCAACAGATGAGGAGTGGAATAATGTTTATGAAAGGCTTGGCCGTCCTAATGCGCCCACTGAATATGATTTTGAAAGCGTTGAAGGGTTTGCAGACCCTGATTTGGTTACTTTTAAGCAAATTGCTTATGATACTGGTCTTAATGGAAAGCAAGCTGAACGTATGGCGAAAGCGTTTGCCGAAGCCGCCACTCAAGAAGGTCAGGCAAGAGAAGCCCAAGTTGAAACCGCCCTTACGGAAACAAAAGCGCAACTCGAAAAAGAATTTGGGAAAGCGTTTGACCAAAAGATGAAAATGGCTAAAAGTGCTGCTACACAGTTATTAGGTTCGATAGATCCACTGGATACAATTGAATTGGCTGATGGTAGGCTTTTAGGTGATCATCCTGATATTATTCGATTGTTTGTTAATTTAGCTGATCAAATGGGAGAAGATACATTGGAAGGTGAAACAAACGATTTAATAATGACACCACAGGAAGCAAACAGAAAACTGATGGAGATTACGGCCAAGGACACGCCGTATTGGGATAAATCCCATCCACAGCACGATTTTTATGTTCAAGAAGCTTTACAGCTACGAGAGCATATTCACGTAGGATAACCGGCAACGGCCCTTCTGCAAGTTGTAAGTCAACAGTGTTGGTTCTGCTAAATGAACAAGACAGACCCATTTTGGATTATCTGGCAAAAAAATAAATTTTAATTTTAACTTTAGTAAAGGAGTGTGATTTATGTCTACACAAATCACGACTGCTTTTGTACAACAGTATAGTTCCAATGTTCAAATGCTATCACAGCAAATGGGTTCCCTATTGCGTGATACAGTGGATGTTGAAACCATTACTGGTGACAAAGCATTTTTTGAACAGGTTGGGCAAGCTGCCGCTGCTGCTAAGACAAGCAGACACGCAGATACCCCCCTTATGAACACGCCACATAGTCGTAGGATGGTAACATTAACGGATTATGAATATGCGGACCTGATAGATGATCAGGATAAATTACGTATGCTCATATCTCCAGAAAGCACTTATGCAAGGGCTGCGGCCGCTGCTATAGGTCGTTCTATGGATGATGTTATTATTGCTGCTATGGGTGGAACAGCCTTAACTGGTACAACAGGTTCTACATCTACAACATTACCATCTGCGCAAAAAATTGCTCATGGTAGTGCTGGTCTTACCATTGCAAAGCTTGTAACGGCTAAGAAAAAACTAGATGAAAAATCAGTTGATCCATCTATTCCTAGATACATTGTTGTATCGCCGGAGCAAATTGAAGATCTGCTCAATAGCACTACTGTAACAAGTGCTGACTTTAATACGGTCAAAGCTTTAGTACAGGGTGATATTGATACGTTTGTTGGCTTCAAGTTTATTACCAGCAACCGTCTAACAGACGATGGCACTAGCCGTTTATGTTATGCATGGGCGCAAGATGGTATGAAGCTTGCCATTGGTAAAGAGCCAAACGCCAAGATCGATGAACGCTCCGATAAATCCTATGCAACGCAAGTCTACTACTGTTCTTCATTCGGTTCTACTAGAATGGAAGAAGAAAAAGTAGTTGAAATTGCTTGTAACGAGTAAAGGAGATAGATCATGGCTACAGTTTACTCTGTTGGTAGAACCAACACAAGAGCAGTACCAACCGTAAAAAACC